AACGCGCCGACACCCAGATATTGAGGTGTTTTGTTTTAAAGACGTTTGCCAGACGGGCGTTATTTTTCGCACGCTGTTGCTGACTTAACAAAAACTCACGGTAAACCGACACCCCGATATTCGGGTTGGCTTTTTCCAGCACCTGTGGGTTGGTCCAGTCGTCACCTTCGTCAACGGTATAGATGATCCCGAACAGTTCATCGTTGGGTACCGAACCGTTGAGCATCTCGATAACTTCCCGCCGTTTGTCGTAGCACGGCCCCTCAATGTTGTACCCGGCAGTAGTAATGGCCCACATCAGTGGCTGACGTCGCGCCCCCATCCCGGTAAGCATTGTGGTATAAAGCGCATCGGTGGCATGCTCGTGATATTCATCAACCACGGCACAGTGGGGTGATGAACCATCACCTGGGTTGCCGATCAGCGGTTCAAACCGCGCGCCATCCTCCGGACGGTTCATGTTTGAGGCGTTAACCTCAATCCCGAACGCTTCCGTCAGCATGGGTGTGCGTTTACACATCAGTCGTGCCGGGCGAAAGACTTCCCACGCCTGTTTCTCTGTCGTGGCACCGGAATACACTTCCGCGCCAAACTCGTTATCACAGGCAAAACAATACAGGGCAACACCGGCAGAGATTGCTGATTTGCCGTTCTTACGGGGGATTTCGGTGTACACCTCCCGGAAGCGGCGCAACCGGGTGCCTTTATTGACCCAGCCAAACGCACAGCAGATCACAAATAGCTGCCACGGCTCCAGCGTGATGGGCATCCGTTTGAATGCCCACTCCCCCTTGGTGTGCGGCAACAGCTGAATAAATTTCGCGGCCCGTTCAGCCAGGTCCTTGTCGAAGCGGTAACGAAACGACTTACTTTTTTCCGCCATCAGGTCATCAAGATGGCGCTGGCAGGCCTGAATCACAAACTGGCAGGCAACAATCTTTCCGCGCACGACATCCCGGGCATACTGATTTGCAGCATTTACGTTGGGGTAAGATTTCCGGCTCATGATTCGATGATTTTCAGAAACGGGTTAGTGGCTTTCTTCTTCCCCGCCAGGCCAATCAGACGCTGGCGGCTGCTGGGGTCGAGTCCGAGCATTGCCCCCGTACTGCTCATCTCGGACTCCTGTTCTTTTTTGGCAGTCAGCTCCGGATTTTTGACCATACCGCCCATTGCACCGGTGATGGTGTTGCCCTGTCTGGCAATATTTTTCACGGCACGTCGCCAGAACTCGTAGGCCACGCACCACCGCTCAAGCACCGCAAGGTCAGTCACGCACAGCAGGCCCTGACCGCAGAGTTCTTTAGTTGTCAGTTGCCACATGATCGTAGCGAGAGGGAGATCTTCTTCAGCGAACCACTCCGGTGGCTCAACACCTTTGATGGGCGTAAAAACAGGTTCATCTTTGTTCAGGGCTCGCTTGCCGGGATTTCCGGCCAGCGCCTTGCGCGCCGTTGGCTTGGGGCGACGCCCGGAACGCCCCGTCGTTCCAGCCATATGCGGCACTCCTGGTTAAATTTCATTTTTCGCGGGTATAAAAAAACGATGGGGCGGGCAGTCCGGAAGACGTCAGGTCACAGGGATTTGACCCGCCCCTCCCCTCAGACAGTTGAGAATTATTATCACTTTAACCGTTCACGGGTCGTCTTCGCCTTATGACACGGCCAGCACAGACTCTGCAGATTACTGTCAGCATCAGTGCCGCCATGCGCTTTAGGGATGATGTGGTCAACAGTTTTCGCCTCACGCACCACACCAGCACGCAGACATAACTGACACAGGCCTTTGTCACGCTTCAGGACACGCGCGCGGATACAGTCCCACTTCGAACCGTAGCCGCGCTGATGACGGGATTGTCCAGGTTTGTATTGCTTCCAGCCTTCGCTTTTGTGGCTTTCGCAATAGCCTGACGGGTCAGTGGTGGTATGGCGGCAGCCGCGAACACGGCAGGCTTTTGGTGTGCGTGGTGGCATTATCCGTCCTTCGGTGATGTAGCTGCTTCTGTTGGGTTCATAGTTGAAATCCTGTTACGCCATAGCAATGTATCTGCCATCATAATGGCAATAAAAAAGCCCCGCGATTGCGGGGCTGATGGTTATATAAAATATTAGCCAATTAAGTCGTCAATTTTTTTCTGAATATAACCATCCAGCAAACGCCTTGAAACGTCAACTAATGTTCCAATGCTTGCATCTTTAAAGCCGGTCTTGAGAGAATTCCAAACCTCTTTATTCCTGAGAGCTTCAAGGAAGTCATGACCGCTTGAAGTTAATCGTAACGGTATAACGAACCATGATCCTCCATCAGCAGCCTCAGAGAAACCAAACCCATACTTGCCGTCTGTTCTAGCAATTAGTTGACGATCAGCCAATAAACGCATATGGAATAAAAATTCATCGGTGCTGTAGTCATACCCAGCCAGCTGCAGCTGCTTTATATCAGTATGCGGCTCTTCAGACGCCTCGAAAGCTTCCAAAAGACCTTTCAAATACTCGTGATCTATTTTCATAACATTCCCTTTTATGAATGAGGGAATAATTTAACATTAAACTAGGCAATTGATGAATACTTGGCGTAATGTCGCTAGTGGTCGAGTTGCAATACACCGTGATTCAGTAACTCTAAATAAGCGATGAGCCCGGCATAAACGGGGATAAACTCACAATCATCTTCGAATTCTGGGATTATTCCGGTTGCGATGGTGTATTGAGGCTGGCTATCTTCCTTCGCGAAGGATGCAAGGTCTTCAAACTGCTTAGCTGTAAGAACCACTGTCATACCTCTGTCGTTAAAAAGCCTCGCTATTGCGAGGTTCGAGATTGCTCAATCGTTCGGATGTCCGCTTTATCTCTGTTACACTGCCCCAGCGCCAACAACAAACTGACATTCAAATCCAAACTGCCTCCATAGGTCAGCGGCTCAGGAATAGCTGGTTGCAGTGTTTCAGTGGTCAGATTCGCCGGTAATGGCACCGCTGGAACTGGCACGTAAACTGTCCGCGTACTTCCGCAACCGGTCAGCAGCGGCAGCAGGCACAGCACGTGAAGCACAATCATCATCCGCAACAGCCATTTTGATATCTTCCTGGGTTCTCTGTGACTCCAGTGCGATCTGCTGTTTTGCATGCTGGTTAGCCTCCAGTACTGTATTGACGATTTGCAGTGATTGCAGGACGTTATTGGTAATGGCAGTTGCCGATTTGGCATTTTGTACAGCCTCATCAGCACGTTTCTTTTCGTGCTGATATTTGCTGTAGTAGTAGTTGGCTGACCAAATGAAAGAACTGACGACAGTAAAAAGGAAAGCAGCGATAACCAGCTTATAGCTCAACTTCATTTACCACCCCACCAGCCTCTTTAAATCGGGCAATCAGGTCACCGATTTTATGTTCATACTGACCGTAACCTGCACCAGGTAACGACGCCCAGATATTGCTGCACCGGTCGATTGCCTGACGGATATCGCCGCGATCAATCATCGGTAAAGCGCCACGTTCTTTAATCTGCTGCAATGCCACTGCGTCCTGGCTTTTGGGGGAGAAGTCTTTCAGGCCAAGCTGCTTACGGTAAGCATCCCACCAGCGTGAAAGAAGCTGATAACGTCCGGCGGCTGTTGATTTGAGTTTGGGGTTTAGCGTGACAAGTTTGCGAGGGTGATCGGAGTAATCAGTAAATAGCTCTCCGCCTACAATGACATCATAACCATGATTTCTGGTTTTCTGCCGTCCGTTATCCGTTCCTTCTGACCATGCCACCATATCGAGGAAAGCTTTACGCTGGGAATTTAGTACCTGCATAAATTACTCCTTAGAGCCACCAAACTTGTTACCGATTACTCTCATTGCAGCCCCACGAATAGCATCAACACCGATCAACCCCACCCCACCACCAATGGCAACAGATAGTGATTTAGGCCATCCGACATACTCAAGAGCGGATGCAAAAGTCAGCGTCAGAGCGCCACAGAGTAGAATTTCGAGTGTTTTTCGCTTCCAGCCGCCACCACCGCCAAAATAGGCAATGCGCAAACCAGCCATAACAATCGACATAATCACTGCGCCCAGCGGTGTGTCTCCACGCCACCAGCTCTGGACCAACTCCAGCCAGGTATTTGGGTTATGAGGCATTTGTAGTTATCTCTCACCTCGCCGATACAAGAGGTGCAAATTGAGGGAGTACCACGAACCGCAAATCAGAAGCGGAAACGTAAAAGAAGCCGAGCCAATGGATAAGAGCTAGATAGACCAAGCCCAACGAATACCAAAGCCCAGAAACGACAAAACCCGCTCGACGGCGGGTTTAAGCTGTGTGGCGAAGCAACCACTCTTAACAGATTACAAGAATTTTTGCGTACGCGTTAATTTTTTTGTATTTTTCTCATTACACAATATATAAACCCTATGTAAAAAATGACAGCAGAAATAGCCGTATTTAACAAGACCGCAGTAGCTTTAGCCGCAGATTCAGCTGTAACAATTTCTGGAGGCGGCAAACATAAAATCTATAATGGCGCTGAAAAGCTTTTCGCTCTAACTAAACATCATCCTGTAGGTTTGATGGTATATGGAACTGGTGATCTCTGCACAGCTCCATGGGAGCTTATCATCAAGGCTTATAGAAAGGATTTAGGCTCTAAATGTTTTGACTCTTTGGAGGAATATGCTGAGGATTTCTTCAATTATCTACAGTCGGCTAAATCAATCATCACACCAGGTATGCGTGAGGCTCATCTTTATCACTTCCTGAGCGAGATTGTATTCAGCATGCTTGTTGATGCTTTTTCTGAAGGTCTCGAACCAACATATTTCGTTAACTTCAATACGAATCAATTTATTACAGACCTTACAAATTATTGCAACGATCTCCTTACAAAATTATCTGATATTAATTACTTTGATGGTTTTACTCCGGATGATGAACAAGCAGCCCAAACCTATGCTTCATCAGTTGCCCAACGCATCATTGCTCAAAAGTTTAGTGACTTTGATCCAATATCCATAACTCCACAGTTGACAAAAGTAGTTAGTGATGTTTTGGCAGCTATGATATGCAAGCAAAGTGATATCGGTTCCGTCTCTGGGATTGTGATTGCAGGTTATGGCGATAAAGACTATTACCCTAAAGTATTATCATATGAAGTTTGTGGCTTCTTTAATGATAAAATCAGGAAAACTACAGATGCTGACAAGTGCTGCATCACTCCTAATTGCGGCGTGACTCCTTTTGCGCAAGAGGATGAAGTTTCTGCTTTCATGCAAGGAGCTAGTTCACATCTTATCCAAAATCTTCATGCTGAGTATCAACGTTCTATCGTCGATTTACTTGATGGTATTGATTCAGTAATCACAGATTTGGTGCCTACTTCAGAAATCGAAGGAGCTAAGGATGCTATAGTTGATGTAGTGCGCAGAACTGTTTCCGATTGCAAGGGGCGTATTGATAGCTTTGTCCGAGAAAACTATGTTGACAAAGTCGTAAATATGATCGAGTTTTTACCCAAGCAAGATTTAGCTTATATGGCTGAATCATTAGTAAATTTAACCGCTTTCAAGCGCAAGGTCTCCGATGATACTGAAACAGTGGGAGGCCCCATAGATGTTGCAATCATTTCTAAAGCTGATGGTTTTATCTGGGTTAAACGTAAGCACTATTTTGCAAAAGAACTGAACCATCACTACTTTTCGCGGTCATAGCAACAAATAGACAAGGGGAACACATGTCACTTAAGCAAGCCTATGAAAGAACTCAACCCAAAAGCATCAATGATTTCTTTCAGTTGAGTACTTCTGGAAAGAGTCGACGCACTGTAACAAGCCAATCCAACTTCTTTACTAAATTGAACAAAACATTACCTGCACAATCCTAAAAAGTTAAAAGCCACTACGGTGGCTTTTAACTTTTATTTACATGCCATAACGCTCGTAATCCCCTCTACAAAACCAATTGCAGTTTGCAATTCCTTTCTAATCGTGCCATCTGAACACCTTCTCTTCTTGGCAATAGTGCGTAATGAGATACCAATAACAAAGTGAGCTATGATGAGCTCATATTCCTCTGGTTTATACTTTCGCAACCGAGCCACACAACCGTCTATTATGATGCCCTCATCATCATCGCACTGAATCCGGGACTTTCTGCCATGAGGTAAAAGCCCCTTGAAGCCTGCTGCTATAGGTTGCCAATCCACACTACTGTTATCTGCTGCAGCCCATGCTCCCCAGCGGTCCAATACTTCATACATATCACGCATCAACCTTCTCCACAAAATCAGGCCAGCACGCCAATTGCCAGCGCACGATCAATAAAACGAAATATCAGCTCCAACTGGGAGCCATACATCTCTTCAAATGCCACGGTATCCGCATGCAGCTCGTCGTGATGCTTTCTGCACAAAGGCAACACAAAGAGGTCATGCGCTTTTGTACCCATTCCACCCTGACCGTGACCTATCAGGTGGTGGGGATCATCAGCAGGCTTTCCACAACATGCACACGGCTGTGTCTTAACCCAGCGCGTGTACTTTTCATTAACCCAGCGGCGACGTTTTGGGCGTAACATAAAAGACTCCGGCGACTCTGGATCCACTTTCAGCGCCAGCACCTTTTTCGCTTTATCCTGGATAATGCTGGTGGCAGGAACCGAAGGAACAAGGTCACTTTCCCGGGTGACAGACGTCACAACAGGCTTCGGTAATCTCAGTGCCTTACGGGCTGCACTTTCCGGTAAGGCATCCGCCAGGTCATTACGAATCAGCCACCAGCACAGTTCCGGCATTGTCACAACGTGACTGTCATCAAAACCGAGATCCCGACGCACAACAGACAACACCCAGCGGGCACAGTTATCCGTTGCCATTGATTCCAACCGTTCCGTGAACTGATCGCGCAGCTGGTTATCGCAGTGCCAGCACAGACGGATCGCGCCCGGCGCGTGTCGCATTGTGGTCATGTTCTCGCTGTGCCAGTCGGAATGAGGCCACTGGCAGCCTTTTTCACGAAGTAACCAGCTTTCAAGACATTCCACGCCACCAGCACGACGGATCACTGCCTCATTGCGGAACACGGCCCGAACGGCAGGATCATCCGCCAGCGGTTGTGACGCCGCGGGAACGGCACCACTGGCGAAAGATGAATAATGCTCCGGCTCAGGCTCCAGCAGGACACGCCCCTGCATAAACAGGGGCATCAGCTCTGAACCGGGCCTGAACAATACGATCCCCATACGCGGGGCAATTTCAGGGGTCAGTAGTGCTCTCACGGTCACCTCAATGAACGGTATCGAGCAGCTTTAACAGCTCAGGGAATCGGGATTCGAAGAAATGCGGCTGCGTCTCGCGCGGATTTGCGGGACTGGTGATGTTCTTGCCGAACATGCAGCCTTTCGCTGTCAGCGACCAGAATTTTTTGATGTTGTTAATCGCGGTACGGCTGTATCGTTCGCGTTGTTCAACGATCCCCAGCTTCGCCATCTGGTGATATGCCTGATTAGCCGTCAGGCGGATACCATACTGTTTCAGCAGTGCACTCAGCGACAGCGTAGGGCGACTTGAGCCATCAGGCGCGTCAGCAGGAGCATCAATGGCATAGCGCGGTGCCAGATTCGGTAAGCCAACAGCCTCCTGGAGTTTCTGACAGGCACCAAGCACTGAAGAGTTAGACAGGTTTAACTCCCTGCGCATAAAGTCCAGCAGAATCACACCAGCCTGCATCTTGTCAGCAGCCTGCCCGGATAATTTTTCCGGTGCGCTGGTTACCATATCGAAAGTACGGATCACCTTCAGATGGAATGCCGGGCTGATCCACATTGCATAGGCATACACCAGTTCTTTGCAGACATACGTCCCCTGGTTATTTCCGCCACGAATAACGTTAACTGGCTCTATATTGACCGAGTTGCAAATCTGCAACTCGCTTATTAAACGTTCAGTTTGCTCATTGCGGAGCCAGAATGCAGGCTTATGCTTATCCAGAGAACCGGCAGCCCTGTGCAGATCGTTCAGGCTGTAACGCCCATAAGCATCACGACGAACTTCAATACCATCAATGACCATCAGATTATTCATACTTCGTTTCTCCTCTTGATCAGGCGGCTGCACCCGCCGTTTTCTCGTACTTACTGATAGTGATCTCGACCTTCCCTTCCGGGATAACCGGTCCCCACTCCACCAGCATTCTTTTCACCTGGCTGTCGTCTTCCCACACACCCGCGTGGGTCAGGGCGTCAAACAGCGCCTTGTTATAGTTGTCCAGATCGCGGATCCGGTTATCCGGAGGAAACAACACGATCGCCACTGAAGCAGGTGCCGACGTTGGTTTCGGCAGGCGACGTAACTGCTCAACTATTGCTGCGCACGCCGCGCTCTGGAATTTGCGCCCCGCCGCGCTTATCAGGCTCTTACCAGCAAACGCCCCTTTGTTGGGGTGTCGCCAGTACGTGTTCACGCTGGGCGGAAAAGGCAGGATCAGCTTCATACTTTCATGCCCCTCTCATGTAACCAGTGGGCTGCACGCAGCCTGGCGTTTTCCTCACCGGCAAGCAGTGAGCGGATAATCCCGACCGCCTCGCTGTCGTCGTCCTTCACCGCGGTATGAAGCGTTATCCCCCGTGCCACGCCACGCTTTATCGTGATGACGCCTTTTTTCTCCAGTGCGCGAAGATGCTCCACCGCTGCATTCACTGAACGGTATCCCAGCATGGTAGCCACCTCCTGATTGGTTGGCGGGAAGCCACGTTCTTTCTGGTAAGAAATCAGCATATCCAGCACCTGCTGCTGGCATTGAGTTAACGTCGTCATTAAGCCCCCACGTAATTCCCTGACAGATACCACTCTTCACCCGATGCAGCGCGCTTGCTGCTTTTCCGTAAGCACCGCTCACGATGCGCCAGAAAATTGTTTCGTTCTGGCTGGGAGTGGCTTTCACGGAATGCCGCCATCCACACCGTTGCAGCTCGACGGAATAAGCCCCTGGACTCCAGTTCTTCAGCCTGGCGGGTCAGGCACAAAATCACCCGGGGGTCGTTAGTGCCGACATAGAAATTGCGCACAGGTCTGGTTTCACGAACTGGTTGTGGTTCCGGCTCCTGCGCTCTCTCAGTCAGGCGCGGGAAATGTCTGCGTGTATCTCCTTCACAACGGTGAGCCACACGCCCACTCTGACGTAACTTGCTTGCTGACTGCAGAACGCGCTGCCGTGAGTAACCTGCAAAAGCATCCGCAATGTCTCCGGAAGTACAGCCCGGATGGGCTTCAATGAATTTCTGAACGTCATTCAAAAGACTCATGCTCACCCCCTGAATCCTGCCGGGATCTGGCTGTAGTCCACGTTGTCGTAACTGGCTTTGAAGTACGGGTCCTCGCGTTTTTCGGTGTACGTGCTGACGGACGGCGATAAGCGCAGGGAAAGCTCATCCCATTTTTCCCGCAGCTTCGACGGGCTGAGCACGTTACGGCACCAGAACGGATCGCGACTGACGCGGCTGTACATCTCGCAGATTTGTTTATGAGTACGACCATCCTGCACACACATCAGGCGAATTTCGTTTGCCCAGGCTGTCCAGTTCGGTTCTTTGGGACGAACCACCTCGCCGTCACATTCGGCGGCATGCTCGTACAGGGCGATGATTTTTTTCCAGAGCCACTGTGCGCAGGTCAAATCATCCTGCGTCCCCCACTGGCGCTTTTTAGGGCTGAATACAACCGCATCAGGATGGCGAGTTAAAAAATCCTGTTCAGCCTTCTGCGTGTCCGGTTGCGAAGCGTCCGGACGAGAAGTTTTTTTATCTGACGGATCATGTTTTGATTTTACTGACGGATCCCCGCCAGATTCTGACGGGTGAAAACCCGCTTTTTTGCCAGATTTCGACGCATCAAATTTTGACGGGTCAGATTTTGATGCGTCAGATTTTGACGGGTCAGAATCTGACAGTTGAGAAAATGCCGCTGCCTGAAGCTTCGCAACGTTAAGCTGATAAACATTCGACGCATTGCGGTTACCCTGGCGACGCGCCTTACGCGTTAACCAGCCTTCTGCTTCCAGCCGTGCGATAGCCGTTCTGACGGTACTCATTCCCGCGCCAATCTGGCGGGCAATGGTTTCAATTGATGGCCAGCACACACCTTCGTCATTACTGAAATCAGCCAGGCGGGCCATAATTGCCACGCTGGATAATTTCATGCCTGATGCAGCGCAACCATCCCATACATAGCCGGTTAATTTAGTGCTCATGACCGACCTCTATTTCCCTGAATTTACGACGAAACTGTTCGAGCGGGCTGAAACACTCATGCTCATAGCCTTCGCGGAGGTAGATAACACGTTGTGTTTCCGGCTCCCAACGAATGACTCTGACGGGCACTCCGTAGTGATCTTTGAACCAGCGGTTAACTTGTCGCAAAGGACTGTCTCCTTCTGCCGGTTGAAATCACCCACAGCCCACTCTG